GTTGAGACGAGCGTGATCGTCCCCGTTCTGCCGTTGACGCTTGAGACGGCCCCGCCTGTCGTGCCGCCTCCGGCCGAACCGACGATCGTGATCCCGCTCGAGGACGTCGAGATCGTGATGTTGCTGCCGGCGAGGACGTTGAGCGTCCCGGTGAGGCTGTTGAGGCTCTGGACGTATGAGTGGCCGTGCGTATTGCTGGCGGCCCCGACGTCGGTGGCGTTCAGGACGACCGCCCCGGTCTTCCCGTTGACGCTCGAGACTGGGGCGTCTGCGGCGGCGATCGTGAAGACGCCGCTTGTGGTCGTGACGGTGACGTTGTTCCCGCCGGCCACGAGCAGGCCGGTCACGGCTTGGGCGACCATCGTCCCGATGCCGACGTCGACCGATCCCGGCGAGCCGACGGAGACGCCGATGGTCGTCTCGGCCACGCTGGCAACGACGTTTGTCGTCCCGACGACCGTGACGTTGATGCTCATGGGTTCGCCACTGTCACGGTGCCGGAGAGAACGGTCCTCGTGACCTGCCCGGTATCAACCCACCGCAAGTACCAGCGGTAGGCGATCGCCGGCGAGAGCGCGGCGGTCTGTTGCTCGGAGAGGCCGATCGTGATCTGGCCTGCGGCGAGGTTTGTGTTCGAGATGGAGAAGGTTGCCGCCGTCTCGCCGATGCCCGTCACGAACCCGGTCCCGCCGCCGCCGGAGGCGTAGACGGCGGTGACGTAGACGGCCGTCGTGATCGTGTACCCGGTGAGGTCGCGATCGAAGTCGAGCGCGATGGCAACCTCATCTGCGGCCACAAAAGTGACGTCGAGGGTGCCCGGTAGTTGCGAGAAAGTAGCCATTAGTCCATTTTAGCCTTTCTGCGGGCGTTTTATGACGGTGCGTGGCACGTCAATTCAACCCGTACCAGCGGGCGGCCCTGTTCAGCACTCGCTCGATCTTGTCTTGCTGCTGGTAGCCCCACTGGTTGAGCCACCTCTGTCGCTTCGCGCAACCGCAGTCCTTGACGCGGAGCCACTGCCTCACGCGATCCTTACTGATGCCGATGCGGGTGAGCATCCGTTCGACGAGGTCGCCGACGGCGATGCGAGGCAGGCGGCGACCGGACGAACATCTCCGGTACGTTGGCAGGCGCAGCGCTTTGTGCCCGCACCGCACGCACGCGAGCGTCTGGGTGTCATAGTTGCAATTCATGGAGCCAGTATCTCGACACTGAACGAACAGGCTGCACTTGTGGCGTTGTCGCTGTCGATTGCCGTCGTCATCACGGCATCTTGTGCCTCAACGACGGCTACGGAATTGCACTCGGGCACTGTCGCGGATTGCCCGTCGCCAAACGGGTCTCCGGGCGGACGTGTGCGAAATTGAATTGAGGCAGACAGCGATCCTGAAATGTCTCCTCGCAGGTCGCAATTCGGTTCGCTCAGAACGGTCGTGCTGTTGGCAAAGAAACTCAAAAGCACAGGCGCAGATTCGTTTGCAGCAAGGCCGTTGTCGTACAAGTCGCCCAACGGGTTCCCGTTCGCTCCTGTGTTGGTCAACTGTCCCGGTATGCCGTAGTACGTCTGGCAGTGGGCGTAGGCGAGATTAAAGTTGACGGCGGTCTGGACAGTCACGGAGACTTTGTACTGCGAGCCCGGCATCAACAGGCTCGGAGAGCCATTTGCTGTTGACGTGTAAAGCGTCTGGCCCGGGTCAGATGCGTACACCGCGATAAGCATCCCGGGCACAAACACCGGAGGGGTAAAGGTGCCTGTTTCTGTGTCTCCGTCCCAATCCCCACAGGTGTATTCGTCGCACGAAGGCTGGTACAAGTATCCGCAGTTAGTGCTGCTAGTCTGCTGCTTGTCATTTCCCAGAAACGTGCTTGAAAACTGCAAGACGTAGTCGCCCTCCATTTCGTCGCAACTCGGCGTCACCTCGAGACAAGGGCGATTGGGTATACAGTCGTTTGGCCCGGCAGCGCGGTCCTGCGCTGTCGACACGGCGTTGGATAGCCGCACTGTGATCTCGCTTGGTTGAGTTCCGGCACAGCACCAGTTGGCAGTGTTCCTGTATGCGGTGCCGCTTGCAAAATCTGCGAACCCGCAAACGCAATTACAGCAATCCGAGCAAGCCCCAAACAAAAAACCGACCGGGTACATCGCGGCCGCCATGAGCCACGACGACCACAGCACAAGCGAGAGTGGGTCGTCGATCATGTTGCCGTCCCGCACACTGCCGCGATGAGAAACCACGCTGTGCCGTCCTTCGCAATAGCGCAATCGCCACTGCTCGTAGGTGCAGGAACAGCGGCGAAGAGGTTGAGCGCATTCACCGTATTCGTCGCCCCCGGCACATACTTGAAGTTGACCGTCTTCGTCTCATTGATCGCCCACGACCCGGTGAATGTGCAAATCCGAAACACCTTCGCCGACCGCGCTTCCTCGCCCTCGAGGATGACCTGAGTTCGCCGGAACCCTGAGCCGATAGGCTCCCCGTCGACGCGGTCGATGGTGCGTCGTATCTGCGAGAGCAGGTTCGGGCCAAGGAGGAAGCCTTCGGCCATGTTATTGGAGTCTCAGGTCGAATGGAGACGAATTGAAGTCGATGTCTGGCTGAATCTGGTACGTGTAGACGAGCACGGGTGGATCGGCTCCGCTCCATCGCGGCGTCCCGTTCGGATTCAGCGCAATCGGCAGGGCGCATGGCCGCTGCGTCGGCTTCGCGTCCTCGCCGATCAGGATCATGCCGCGGACCTTTGTGCCGGCCGTGTTTTCGGCGATCGCGATGTTGTTAGGCCAGCCTTCGATCTCCGTGGCGATGCCGCTTGTGCTCTCCTTTTTCTTGAGCGCGAGCGATCCGGCCTCAACATTGGCCGCCTCTGCGGCGGCTTTTGAGGCGTAGCCGATGTTCAGGATGTTGACGCCTTCGACGATCTGGGCGTGGTCCCAGCCGAGATTGATGCTGGACCCGCTGATTTCAAGTTCGTTCTGCTTGTACACGAACTCATACGACGCCTTCCAGCCTCGGTACAGGACAGTCCCGTACTGCTCAAGAGCCGGTTGCGTCGACACGCCGCGGAACATCAGCGTGTGCTGGGAGCATGTGAGTGATCCGATGGTGATCGGAGCGCTGTTTACGTAACCCGCGTAGACGCAGAATCGCGTTGGGTCGTTCAGTACGAACTGATCGACGGTCACGGTGCTCACCGGAACCAGCCTCGTCACGCCTTCGTACCTGTCGCCAGCCGGGTTCACTGGGGCCGTCCAGTCCGTACCGCCTCCGATAATCAACGCGCTTGCTGCGTCGCCGAACGGCTTCCACTGAAACGCCGGCGCCTCAGTGAGCGTCGTGGAAATCGACCATTTCGCCGGCCTGATGTCCGGCGAGAACTGCCCGGGGTCTTGGCCTGCGTCACCACCTCCCGGCGTCGTCCGGTAGTTGAACGTCGCGACGATCACCATCCGGCTGTCGCCGTCGTACTGGGCGGAGTAGGACGCGCAGTAGAGGCCGGACTCGGTCGGATGCTCTTGGCCGATCTGGACGCCGCAGGTCGCGGCTACGTTGATGTACTCGCCGACGTCGGACTTGATGATCCTGAAGACCCGCGTCGTCGAGGAGGCGATCTGCCCCTCTTCCGACGAGAAGTCGTACTGGACGCCGGCGTAGACCTCTTTCACCATCTTCGGCATGGATCAGCCCTCTGTGATGTCCACGCGGAGGCGGGCGCCGGAGACGCCGATCGCGACGTACTCGGTGCCGCTCGTCATCCTCGTGATCGCCGGCTCGCCGCCCCGGAGCGTCGCGAACCCGACGAACGAGCCGCCGGCCTCGATGCCGATCTGCACGGTCGATGCCGACGAGGTCGCGAGGTTCCGCAGGAACGCCACGCCGACCGTCGACAGGTTCGCCGTCGATATGACGGTCGAATTCGTCGTGAGGTCGTAGACGACGCTCTTGTAGCCGGCGGCGGCCATAGAGGCCGTGACCTGACTGATTTGAATCTGGTTCGACAGATTGCCCTTGTCGACCTTGAGCGTCATGGAGTAGGTGATGTCTGCCATCGGTGGGTTCCTTACTGGGCTACCTGCGGGCCTTCGCGTCCTATCTGCACCAATTCGTTGAGCGCCTGCGTCTGCTTCTGGAGTTCAATCAGGTTCACGTCCCTCGCCGGGTCTTCGCCGCGGAGGAGCCTGTTGAGTTCCTGCTGGCCTTGGAGCGTGGATGCGTCGGAGGCTTGCAGGGCTGCCCGCGACGGGCCTTGCAGGAGGGCGTTGGCGACTTCGTCGGAGAAGCCGACGAGGAGCGGAGCAACCTGTTCGGCCTGCTGGCGGAAGGCTCGTTGCTGCGCTTCGGCGACTGCTAATTCGTCGATCGGCCTGTTTTGCTCCCCCGCATTCCGTTGCGCAGCCAGCCGGATATTCTCAAAATCTCTCGCCAACTGCTCGCCGGCGCGCTCGGCCGGGGTTTCAAGCAACTCTTGCCCTGCGGCCTCAAGAAGTGGTCGCTGTCGTTCGCGGATATCTTGGGCAACGGCTTTTTGTGTGTTCTCTTCGAGAAACCCCCTAAAAGTCCCTATCTGTTGGTCTTGTATTTCTTGAAGTCGCTGTCGCGCGGCCTGCACTCCTTGCAAATTGAGCGTTCCAGATGAAATCTGATCGAGCAGCCGCTGCCGCTCCGCAAGTATTTTTGGGCCGTTGCCCAAGATATCCGCGAACGACTCCGCCTGCGTTCTAATTCTTTCTAGCCTAACCTGCGCGGCGTTGGCCGACTCGCGCTGCCGGGCGAGGTCTTGCCTCGCTCGCACGACGTCGCGCTGCGACTGCGGCGTGCTGAATGCGGTGTTTCTTTCAATGGCGGCATTAAGCGCCTGCTGCGCCTGTTGTGTGCGAGACACGACTCCGTCTTGGGCATCGTTGATCGCCTCTGAGAACAATCGTATGGCGTCCGTGGAGGACTCTAGTCGACTTGCCTGAACAGAAATCGCGTCGAGCGAGTTTTGAGCCGATTGCTGTGCCTGTGGGTTTTGTGCCGCTCGCGCGTCCTCGAATTCGCGAACAGCCTCGCTTCGGCGGAACTCTAAGTCCCGCAAAACCCTCGCGGCCCGCCCTTCCGGCACTCTCGCTTCATCTAGGCTTTGGCGGATACGAGCGAAGCGGGCGTCAAGCGTAGACTGAGGATCAAGTGCCAATCGCTGGCGGAACTCGAATGCCTCGTTCTCTAGGCCGAAGCCACTTTTTCGCAGTTCCGAAACACGCTCGGTCGCTGCCCGACGACGGCGTTCTGCGGCATCAATTGCGCCCGCTCTCGTGGGGTCGTTTGCCGGCAGTCGCTGCGCGTTTACCAGAGCGTTGGTGGCATCGTTGACCTCGCGCTCCGCGGCCGTGAGCGCTTCCGCGAGTTTTGTCAATTTCTGGTTGAACGAGACGGCATTCGGCAGTCCCTGACGTATGGCTTCTCGCAAATCGTCCTGCGCCTGACCAATGCCGAGCGCCGCTGCACGCAGGGAGATGACGACGTTGACGGCTTCCTCGCCGATTCTTGCTATATCCTCTCGCTGGATAGCCGCAAGGAGCGAGGCGATCTCCTGCAATTGGCGATCGATTTCTGGTCTTTCGGAACTTGGAACTGGAGAAACAGTGTCGCGGCGACGAGCAGTCAATTCATCGCGGCGACTCTCCAGCGCAATCTCGGCATCCCTCGCGGAGCGGATGGCGGCACCGTCGCCGGCGAGGAACTCCTGCACTCTCCTTTCTGCCTCCCGCCTGCCTGCGTCTGGCGCTTGGGTTCCTCTAAAAGTAGCCAGCGTCAGTCGCTCAATTTGCGTCGCGATTTCACTGACGACGTCTGCGACTGCTGCTGGTGGACGCACGGCAGCGGCATCCGCCGCCGCCCGTTCCCTTGCCTGCGACTGCTCGATCTCGCGGCGAAGCGAGACAACCTGCCCTACTGTGGTGGCGTTTTGCAGTTCACGCTCGCGGGCAGCCTGCAAGGCGCGCTCGCGCTGAACCGTAGGATCAAGCGCCGCCGCCTGCTCTCGTTGGGCCTCTCGCTGCTGCTGCCGTAGTTGCTCGATCTCCCGGCGGAATTCCTCTGCGTCGCGGGCGCCTCCAGAGAAGGCACCGAGCGTGATCGACTGTCCTAGATTCCTGAAGGACTCGGCCAACTGATCGACAAGCGTTCTCTGCTGCGACAGGGCGTCGTTGAGGGCTTTTGTTCGGTCGGTCGCTTCGACCCCTGAGTTTGCCCATTTGATTAAAAACGCAATCGCCTGCGCGCCGACAGAAGCGCTGACGCCAGCGATCAGGCCGTAGGTGCCGCCAAGGACGAAGCCCAACTGCGAAATATTGTTTCCGACAGCCCTGATTCGCTGGTTTATGTCCCCAGTCACGGAGAAGAAGTCATCTACCGCGAATGCGGCCTGCTGGATAGCGAGTCCGGCGTTTCCGAACGATCCGCGCGCGACGTCACCGGACCGGTTGAGGTTCTCGTTGAGACGACGCACGCTGATGCCTGAAACAGCGGCGGTCGCGTTGACGGCACTCTGCTCGACCCTGTTGATTTCAGCCGCGAGCCTGCGGAAGCCGCCCTGCGTGTTCGCTGCCTGCTGGAGCGTGGCCGCGTACCTGTCGGCGGCGGCCTCGGCCTGCGTCGTGTCGCCTGTGGCTCTTGCTAGTTGCTGCCGCAGGGCAGCGAGCCGGCCGGCAGCACGTTGGATGTCGCTCGCGTCGGCAAAGTCGCGAAACGAACCGCCGAACGCATTGAAAGCCCGCTCTGCCCGGCCGACCTCCTGCCGCAACTGCACGACACGTTGCGTGGCACGCTCCAGTTCCTCCGGGGAGGCGTCGGTCGCGGCGAGGCGGAGGAGTTCGTTCTCGGCATCGCGGATTGCCGGGATGAACCTTGCCCTCACGCCGACTGGCAACTGGTCGATCTGGTTCTTGACCTGAACCGTCGCGGTCTCGAGCCGTGCGAACTCGGCGGCCGACGAGGCGATGTCGGGACCGAGGCGGTCGGAGATGCCTTGGAGTTGGGCGGTGCGCTCTGCTGTCGGGTCCGGCTGAGTGATGACTGGTGGGAGAAACGTAGAGGCCGCCTCAACGCGGCGGCGGCGGTCGGCGATTGCCTCCTCTGCGGCTGCTCGTTGCTCCCGCTCCGCCGCGATATCTCTGATTCGCTGTTGGATCGTGCGGCCCGTCGGGTCTCTGTCGGACCTAAGAGGAGTGGACGCACCGATGTTTGCTGCGATCTCGCGTTCTCTGTTCTGCGAGTCGATGCCTGCCTGAATCTCCTCGCGGGCGCGAATAGCGTTCCGCCGCACTAGGTTAAGGCTGCTTAAGGCGTCGGTCACGTCCAAGCCGAGTTCAGTCTGCTGCTGCACCCGCAACTGATATTGTGTGACTAGTTCTTCCGCATAGTTGAGTTGTGAGAGCAGGCCAGCGAATCGTGACGGGTCGGGCGCCTCCGACGCCGCCCGTCGCAGTGCTGCGGACGAACGCAACTCTCTCGCAACGTCTGGGTTCGTGAAGATCAGTTCGTTGCCACGAGGGCCGGCTGCCGTGAGCGCCTGCAACTCGGAAGCCAGCCGCGTTTGACGCTCGAGTTGTGCGTTGACTTCTCCGAGCCGCTGCACCTGACCATCCAGAGCACGCTGCGCCCGTGCGATCGCGTCGTAGTCCTCCTGACGTGTGTTTCGGATGTTTTCAAGGACTGCGAGCAGCCTCGCGGCCTCTTCCGCCTCGCGCTGCTGGAGCGCGACGATTCTGGCGATCTCGTTGCCGTAACTTCCTCGTGCGCTCGCCGGCAGAGCGCCGGCCTGACCCTGAATCGCCGCAGCGCGCTGAAGTTCGGCTTGCAGGCCAGCCTGCTGAAACCGCAACTCTTGACCGCTCGCAAGGCCGGAAACGGCGGAGCCTGCCTCGGAGAGGCGGCGGATCGAAATCACCGTCTCGTCAACCACCCGCTTGTATCGCTCGTAGTCTTGGGCGTTCTTGATCGCGCCGCGCGAGATTTCAGCCTGAGCGGTCGCAGCGGCCTCCTGCGCCTGTACCAACGACCCGATGAACTCGTTCTGGATCGTTGCCGACAGGCCAGCGAACGCTTTGGCGCTTGATCCGAGCGGCCTTGCGATGTCCTCGGCGGCACCGACAATCGCACGCAGTTTTTCTTCAGCCCCGCCGGTGTCGATGTTCAGGCGGTCTCGCGACCTCGCCTGAATCGCACGCTCCAGTCGCTGGATCGGCGTGAAAATCTGGTCGAAGGACCGGGCGGCTGCCGAGTTGGCCGAAGAGAGCGTCGAACTGATCCGTTTGGCGAATCGATCGACGTCCTTGGCGCTGTTGTCCAGCCCGCGGCTGAACTGCGCCATGTTGATCGTGCCAACGGCGGCGATCTTGCCGATGTAGTTCGCCATCTCACGATCCCTGCGGCGGGCCGAACAACTTGGACAACTCCGCGATCATCTGCTCGTTGGACTGCGGCTTCTTCCGTGATGCCGGGATGAACACGTCCTCGTCGGGGATGCGCTTGTAGTTCCCGCTCGCGGCCATGATCGTCCGGCAGATGCGTGCCGTCTGAAGCCACGGGTTCGGTAGCGGGTATATCTGGTCAAACGCTGCCCACTCGGAGAGTTCCTCGCTGTCGACGGTGTTCAGGAGTTCCTTGACACTGCGGCCGAGCGCCAGAGCCAGCCTCAAGTAGAAGAGGCGTTCTGGGCGCTCGGCGAATCGTTTCCCAGCGCCTCCACGGCGGCCGGCGTGAAGGCGTTGAACTCCCACGCGACGTCGAACAGGCGATTGATCACCGCGCTCGACTTCTTGTTGAGAGCCTCCACCTCGTCGTTCGTGAAGAGGCGGTCGCCGTCGGCGTTGCAGATGGTCAGCACGAGGAACCTCGTGCGGAACGACTCCATCTTCTTGTCGGCAAACGCCTGCTCGAACACGTCGCGATCGGCACCGCTGATGACGCGGACGCAGACGCTCCCGCCCCACTCGGCGACCTCGACCTCCTTGGTCTTGATGTCCTTCGCTTCGAGGATCGCCTTCTTCGACAGGATCACGGATAACCTCCTACACCGTGGAATCGGTCATACGAAACTTCAACTGGCCGCGAACCACGTCGGCCGTTTGTGCTGTGACACTCGCGCTCTCGAGGATCGCCCGCCGGCTGACCGAGTAGGCCGAACTGGTGAACGCGAGGATGCCGTTGGTTCCGATCAGCGTCTGCG